GGTATTGGTCCATGCACTGGGTGTTGCATAGACGAGTGTGTTGTTATGTAGTGTAGTGCATCCTGCTCTGAAAGTACCATTTCCTTTAGTAACCTTAATTGTGATAATTTATTCATAGTTGTATTTACGGTATAAATGAATTAGGTTACCAATCTATTCTTCTGGTTCGATAACGTTCCCAGCATCAATCTGGTCCATTAATTCTTGATGACTACCCATAAAGACGTTATTGTTGGTGACCTTTTTTGTAATCTTGTTTCGTGAAATGTCGTTCTTATCTTTTTCTTTTTTCTGGTTAGCCTTTTCTTTGACAGCATGTAACGCGGAATTTAACAGCTGTGTTGCTACTTCCATATTTCTTGCTTTGTATTTACCTTCAACGACTTCCGCTTCTGCGCACTGGTCTTCAAAACCTGCCATGGCAGCATCGTAAATTTCCTGAAGCTGACCTTCAATTTCTTCATCCTTTTCGTCGTACTGTTCTGTTGTGGCAAGTTCAGTACTGCGTTCCGTTTTCGTCGTTATGGTCGTACCCGGTTCGATACCAAGCGTTTCTTCTAATGGATGTTCCATTAATGTTTCAATTTCTGTTCGCTTAAAATCACTCATTGTAATCACTTTCCCACATAGTTATTAGATTAAATCCCAACGAACGAATAATTTTTTCCCTGTTCATAGTTTCCGTATACAACTCTTGTGCTGTTTTATTGGAAAATGGATGGCACAAATTCTGAGGTTGATGTATGTTTAGGTTGCCATGCCAATTATCACCATAAAACTCATACACAGTATTTATTAATTCACAATACCCATCAGCCTTGAATCTTGTTGTTGGTATCGAAAATTCGCCACCATTTTCAGCATGTTGAATTTTTATCCCTTCATTAATACTTATACCTTCTATCCACGAGATTGCCTTACTAGAATACGTACTAGAGTTTGCACAACACAAGCACCCATATCCCCTTAGATGATTATGTGCTGTTTGTTCAAACTCACCATGTATGGGGCATATTACAACTATCTTCTTCGTATTATGAATATATTCCAACTTAGAATAGTCATATTTGTTATTATGTTTTGCGTTTGCCCTTTCAATAAATGCATCATTGGTTATTTTTCTATTGACATCACACTTAATTCTTCCACATGTTGGACACCCTTGTCCGTTTAAATGCGCATTGGGTATTTGTTGAAATTTGCCATGGGATTGGCAAATAATATCTACTTTTGTTGAATTATTAATATACTCAACCTTATCATAACCATACACATTTCCATGTTTCTTGATTGCATTATTGATGAATTCTTCTATAGTCGATTTTCGTGGCATTATCTAAATATTCCATTTTCTGATATGACTCTCCAATTAAATCCATATTTGTCGCAAAACAATTTTGCGCTTTTCCACTTAGCCATATTGACTGACCACGTGAGTGCTTCAAAAAGTTGTGTCTTTTTAGATTTGCCACGGATGGTGGGCTTTCTGATTTGTTTTTCTGGCTTTACTTCGATAAGGTCTTGTGAAATTTTACCCGTTTTGTGGTCGATGTATTCTATATAAAAGTCTGGATAATACTTATGCACCTTACCAGTGGTTGGTTTAATATATGGGATTGCTATAATTTCAGAACCCCACTTCTTAACCTTGGTATTGTTGTCAAGGAATTTCATGAAATCTAATTCCCAAGATGAACGATACATAATCTTGCGTATATTACCAACATACTTTTCGGGGTTCTTTGGTGCAAACAAACCCTTACTATGTCCTTTGGTTTTCATTAGCTACTACCACCACCCTGCTCTGCTGCACGGCGATGTGCTGCACCATATCCCCTGTCGCCTAATGGGTCGATTGTAGTAGATAATGGTTGTCCAATTGATGTTGCTGTTGCACTAGACAATGCGCCGGTTACAGATTCAGCCGTTCCACCAACTGCACTGGCTAAACGTCCACCTACAGTGGCAGCGTTGTCTTGGATATCAGATATAAGACCAGAGGCGGAATCTTGAATATCACCCACAGCATCAGCTAAACGACCACCAGCCTGTTCGACCAAGGTCTGTTCTTCTGTAAGAGGCATTTCTGAAAGACCGCCTGCTTCATCACTTGCTGATGGACCTGCTTGGAATACAGGTTCAATGTGTCCGTTGTTTGAAATTCTTTCACCAGATATTTTGCGAATTCTTTCGATGTTAGCTTCAACTGCTAATACAGGAGTAATATGAAGTGAGTCGTATGCGAATTGAAGTTCTACTTCATTGCCCGTAGCACCCTCTGCCATATCAAAATCATCAAGATTCATGGAAAGTATCTTAGGGTTTTTATAATTATATACTGACATAAATCTACCATAGTCAAATAAATGAAATACACGAAGCTCATCTATAAGAGAAGTATTATTACCTTCCAGCGCACCAAGGCTTGCGGAACTTTGATAGTCTCTACGACTACCAAGCAATCCATTATCTTCTAACATTTCATGGTTTATCATAGAACCTGTATCCAAGCCACCAAGGCGTGCAATTGGACTAACCGCTTCTAAGTATGCACTGTAGAAGTTGTGTGTGGCGTTTTTCATATCATCATGAAATCGCATCGTGATAGGTTCATATACTGTTCGTTTTGGGACACGTGACCAGAAATTATAAAAATTAACTTCTTCGTGTTCAATATTAACATTCGGTCTACCCATATTCTTAACAACAAATGCCATCTCTTCAATGATTGGTGCCCATGTTGTATATTCTTCTTTCAATGTAAATTGAAGGATGAACATAAATTTCTGCTTTGGTGCGTACTTAATTAACGACTGTGCGTAGTTTTTTGCACCACAAAGCTCTATCTTATTATCTTCATTTTGTCCTTCTGTGAATATGCCATCAGCAAGGGTTTTTAAATTTTGTAAATCTTGTACACTATTTGGAATATCCTCTAATTTATAATTTCCCTGGACTGCGCGGTCATATACGCTTTGCGCTTCGGCTGTTCCCCTATTCAAAACACCCGGATTAAACTGGCCTGCTTTTTCTGCCTGTTGAGGATTAATACCGACTTCCGAAAGAACTACGTTTGCACCAGTTGGGTCACCCGAAATACCATTACCTATGATAGCAGCATGTGTATCGCCACTGCGGATAGCGTTCGAGGTTTTCGCGATAGTTCTTAAACCACTAGAAATCGCGCCGTCGGCGACTTTGTTTAATAATTCAATATCACCAACTTTGCCAACAGAGTTAAAGAAATCCTTCCTTGCGTTTGATTTGGCTTGTTGTCTATTTGAGGTTTGTGGACATTTAACAACAAAGTTAAATCTTGGGTCTAGTGCCATGTAAAATACTCCTTATTTCATTGTATTTATTCATTATGTTCATGAGTGAGAAAAGGGGCATAAAGCCCCTTTCTATAAGCGTGTAAGCCCCACCGTTTAGGTGATACGACCTGCACCACCAGTTGCAACACCTTCACCTTGTCCGTAGCCGCCGATATTCTGACGTGCGTGGTCATAACGTAAAGTTGTTGTGATTAAAACTGCATCAGAAGCAGCCATGTCCAAATCAGTGTAATCCACTTGTTGGAGCCAGCAGCCTTCAATCGTCCATTTTTCAGTTACTTGGTCATTACCATCTAGCATATCAAGATAAGTAACAAACTTGTACAATGAACCTTCACCAGAAGCCGCCATCCATTGACCTTCGGCACCAGTTAACCATTGTTGTTTCTGTAGTTGTTCTTGAATAACCGCAGCCGCAGTACCCGAAACATCATCTTCAAAAGAAAGTGTAATTGGCTCGAACGTATATTTACCTGCAATCCATGCACGTGATACGTAACGGTCTAATTGAACTTCTTCAAATGATATTACAGGACGTGTCACTGTTACCGCTTGCATACTAAGAGGTTGCGAATCAACTCCGCCGCCCAAGTTAGCGAATGTTATTCTCCAGCGATTCTTTTGTCGTGGATGTAAAATACCATTACCAACGCCGGGGATTCCTATATCATTAATTGTTGACATTTATAGATACTCCTTGTCTATTAAAATTATATTTCTGCACCAGTAGCTACGATACGAATTGGAATGTAGATAAATTCAGCCGCTTTGACTGGTTTAAGTGCAACATCGATATACATTTCATTTCTATCAATTCTGTCTGGTGTGTTGTTACTTTCGTCACATACTGTAACAAAGTCGTAAAGTCCGCGTTTAACGATTAAATCTCCTAAGAAATTATCTACAACGGCTTTTAAATTGTCGCGTGTTAATGTATCATTTGGTTGGAATACAAATGACATCGTATTTCTACGCAATTGGCGTCTAACATAAGCGATTAAGCGTTCTACATTAATTCTATCTACTGCTGAAGCTGCTACCGCTGAAGTCTTCTGACCCCATACAACGAACCCTTGACCGGGGAAGTATACTAATGGGTTAATATCACCACCAGCTGCATATTGATACAATGCATCTCTGTCGCCATTATTCAATGCCAATTCAACGAATGAAGTTGGTCCGCCTAATACGCCACTTATATAACCAAGGTTGGAAATTCCTGAGATAAGACCACGGCGTAAGCCAGCTGGCGCAAACCATAAGAATGAAACATTGTCACTAAATGTGATAGTTCTAAGTGCAACACCCGATGCTGCACATGCTACAACTTTACCGTCAAGGTTAGTTGCTAATGCAGAAGGGTAATAATAAGCAATATGGTTAGTGCGTGTGCGACTTGCGCTTGCTGCCCAACCAGTTGATGGGTCTGTAATTTGACCTACATCCATATTCATTGGTGTGTCTGCGATAATCATCGCTTCTTCTTTCATGTCTACAACAAGTCCAAACATTTCATCAGTAAGTTCCCAATAACCGGGACATAAAACTAAGTTATAATCGAATGCTTCTGCGCGGATATCTTGATTTCCTGCAACAACTGCTGCCAATGCTGTAGTAATTGTGTTACGGCGCGAATCGTCGTTGGCACCTAAACTTGTAGCACTTAAAAATTCATTAGTAAATTTCATATCATCACCAGCTGCAACTAATACTGTGCCGCCTTGCGCTGCTGTATATTCACCTACAGGAGAGCCGCCAGCATCTGCTAATGAATCAAAACCAGTAAATGTGCTTGTTGCTGGTAAATCATAACCTGCACCAAATACATCTAATGCTGGTACATTATCACCAAAATATTGTGTTTCTAATGAACCAAATGAGAATGAATCCCAAATATCATCTGTTGCAACACGCGCAAGTTCTTTTAATTCTGTTGCTGTTACAGTAGTAACTGTACCGGGTGGTTGTGGAGCTGGTGGG